TGGGTCACTAGACACGACTTTCCAGACCACGTTGAGTATGAAATGGGTCCTGAAATTCGAGATGAAATCAGAATCATGGAAGAGAAATTATTGAGAGGAGAACGTTGTTATCCCATTGTTTCGGCTTGTCTAAAAGATGAAGTTGTAGGCAAAGACAAAAATAAAGCTAGAGTTTTTTATATTGCTCAAATGGCTTTTAGTTTTCTTATTAGAAAGTATTTTCTTCCTATTGTTCGTTTCATGGGTATGCATCCATTTCACACTATGTGTGCTGTAGGCTTAAATGCTGATGGCCCACAATGGGGTGAGATGAGAAAGCACCTAAATGAGTTTCAAGGAAACTTCGTTGCATTGGATCATTCTAAATTCGATGTGCGAATGAATTGTCAAATCACTCAAGCTGCTCTCATGGTTATGATTGATATGGTTAGGGATGTATATCCTCCTGAAGCCATCAAGTTTATGGAAACCATGATCATTGATATGACTCATCCCGTAGTTGATTTCAATGGTACTCTTGTGATGTTGTATGCTATGAACCCTTCTGGTAACAATATCACTGTTCAGATCAATAGTATCGTCAATGTTCTTTATTTGATGATGGCTTTCGATGATCTGGATGGTAGAGACTTTTTTGACTTCGTGCGTTTGATAACGTATGGTGATGATGCTTCTTTGAATACCGAATCAAAAGTGTTCACATTTCAGGCTCTCCGCAAATGGTTTGCAGATAAAAATTTGAAAATTACATTGCCGGACAAGACCGATACAGCTATGGAAGTGGATTTATCCTTTTCCGAAGTTGACTTCCTCAAGAGAGTTGATACTTTTATTGAAGAATTAGGAGTCTTTCTTGGAGCGTTAGATGAAGATTCTATATTGAAGAGTCTTATGTGGCACATTCCATCAAAGGAAGTTACTGTTCGTGAGCAAATGAGTCAGTCGATTAATTGTGCTGTTGGACAATGGTTTAACCATGGTCGTGCGGTATACGAATATCGTGTCGCTCAGCTCAAAGAAGCTCTTTCAGAAGTTGGCTGGGTTGAAAATTGTGTTAATATCTCATACGATGATCGTGTTGTAGCTTGGAGAGAAAAGTACTCCAACTAAGTTTATTCCTTCATTATACATTTTACATATATACATATACATTTTAAAGACAAAAAACAAACAAAAAACAAACTACATGAATACACAAAATTTATATATACACGATGGTAGAATGAGAACCGGGTACTCTCATTCATGGGGCGTGATTCCCCACAGTGGACCTTCCACTGATCAACAATCAACTACTGATCAAGAACAAGTTGAATTTCTAGATCAAAATGCAGGCGAAAAATTGGTTTTATCACCTATGGACGATTTAATGTCTTCTACTTTGGAAGGCAATGATTATTCTATGGGTGAATTTCTATCCCGTCCTATGAAGATAGCAAATTTCAAATGGAACCAAGGTCCTTCTCGCCTTTGGCAAACTATCAATCCGTGGCAGTTGTTTCTATCTAACCCGCAGGTTTCCAATCGCCTCAACAATTTCAAGTTGATGCGTGGAAATTTACATGTTAAAGTCCTAATCAATGGTAATCCTTTTTTCTTTGGATTTGCTATGGTTAATTACAACCCACTACACACTATTGATGATCTCACTAAACAGCGTAGTTTCGTAGAGGTAGATAGCATGGGAGCTTCTCAAAGACCCCATGTTTTTCTAGACCCTTCAACTGACGCTGGTGCTGAGATGGTTTTGCCTTTTTTCCTACCAACTCCCTTTACAAGTCTAGTTAGTGATGGATCAAATTTGTTTGGAACAAATTTGGGTCAATTACAATTTGTTGACTTGTCACCTTTGCAACATGCTAATGATTCCAATGAGAATTTGGATATCACTGTTCTTGCTTGGATGTCTGAAGTTACTTATGGTGGTATGACTGGATACACTAATGATCTTGTCACCCCTCAGTCTGATGAATATGGAATGGTATCAGGTCCTGCTGACGTTGTTAAGAAAATTTCTTCATCAATGGTTAAAGCTCCTTATATCGGTAGATATGCTATGGCAACTCGTGAAATTGCGGGAGCTGTAGCCTCTATTGCTCGTATGTTCGGATTTAGTAGACCTGCACAACTGGATTCACGTCCAGCAACTGTCAGAGGAAAAACATCATATGCTAATTACAATATGGAGGATAATATTGTTAAGCTCAGTCTAGACATGAAACAGGAACTAACCGTTGATCCTAGTGTGTCAGGCTATAGTAATGGTGATGAGTTATCTCTGCAATCCATATGTTCTCGTGAAACGTGGATTGGGAAAGCCATTTGGGGAAGAGCCCAAAATTCTGATGATAGAGTAGTTGAACTTTTAGTTGGTCCTCAACATACCGGAGTTTTCGCTTCGGGTGGTGATAATGAGTATCATCTTAGTGCAACTGCTTTCCCTTGTATGTTCTTTGACCAATGGAGAGGAACTATCCGTTATCGATTTGTTGTGGCGTGTTCTGGCTTTCATAAGGGTCGACTATTAGTCGTTTATGACCCCAATGGAAGCCCTGCCAATTCTGATTCTTTTCCTAATATCAATACTCAGAAAGTCGCTATTGTTGATCTAGCATCCACGCGCGATTTTTGCATTGATGTTGGATGGGGACAACAAGCAGCTTTTTGCAATCTAAAGAAATGGGATTAACCCGTTCAACAGATTTATGGTAGCTCTACATGTCCCTGGGAAGCTAGAGAGAATGACTATTTTAACGGTGTGCTTGGTATCTATGTTCTTAATGAACTGACCACACCAAATACCACTATCAACAATGATGTTTCAATACACATGTTTGTAAGTGCTGGTCCTGACTTTCAGCTCGCTTCACCTAGAACAGATATTGGCTCCCCCAGATTCTTTAATCAGGATACAGTTACACCTCAATCCGATTCTCAGGATCATCTTTTCACTAGCCAATGTGCTAACGTTATTATGTCAACTGGAGCAAAACCTATAGCTTCAGGCGATTTGAACAAAATCTATTTTGGAGAAAACATCGTTTCTTTACGACAAATTCTCAAAAGATATATGTTCCACGAAAACCTTATGCACCAGGCTGGTGAAACCCCTGTTCCCATGGCTACTCGTTGTGTTCGTCAAGCACTTCCCTATGAGCCTGGTTACACATCCTCTAAGTCTATATACTCTCCCGGATTACTTCTAGATGAAATTGTCGGGCTAGATACATTGGCTAGAGCTTCATGTGCCATGACTCATGTGCGTCTTATAACAAGTGCGTACGGCGGATGGCGAGGATCTATCAGATACACAATGCAGCCTATTTTTGCATATTCTGGTGGTGGTTTCTCCAACATAACTGTTGAGAGAGCTCCTAGACCTCATGTGTATCTAACTGGTGAGGGTATTTTCCCCCAACAGCTAGAACCTGGAAGTGGTTTGTCAGACACTTCCATCCCTTACCCCACAAATTGGTGGGATCAAACTTTGGCTTTACGTGATTTTTACACTACTCTTGATTCAGGCGAAATGTCTGGATTAGGAGGAAGAGATATCTCTAATAAAGCTACCGACATAGTTAATGTCGAAATACCGTTTCAACTTCCTTTTACGTTTTCTCCCGGTCGTCGGAGAACGCATTTTGAAGGAGATACGATGCAAAATTACTTTTCTGTGCAGATGAATACATTATCTGCTTCGACAGTCAATTTTGGAAACCGCTTACAGTCCTTTGTAGCGGTTGGTGAAGACTTCTCTGCATTTATGTTTCTCGGTTTACCCGTTTTATATAGCAGTTAGTCTTTTCGGGCAGAG